GACAAGGCTATACTCCTTGAGCAAGAAAATAATGAACTCGTGGAAAGAGCAGAGACCCTCGTAGAATCTCAGCAACTTCCTTTTGAGTCTTCTGAGAAGGCTGTGATGGTTTCTAATTCTGAATCTGATTCAGGATCCGTTACTGCTGAAAACCCAGGAATTCTTAATGAGTTCCTTACACCTGAAGTAATGCGCTTTATGCCCATTGCTGAATAATTACCTTTTGGAGTTAATAAATGATTTCTAATTACGATCCAGGCATTGAGGGCAAGTGGCAACCAGTGCTTGAGGGTATTGACGACGACTATAAGCGTAAGGTGACAGCGGTCCTTCTGGAAAATCAGGCTAAATCAATCGTTGGAGAACGAATGGATGAAGTTGTAGGTACTGATGCACCAACTACGGTTGGCAAGCTTGGTACGTTCCAGAAGTTCGCTTTCCCTCTCGTTCGTCGCGTTTATCCGCAGTTACTTGCTAATAACCTTGTGGGCGTTCAGCCTATGCAAGGTCCAGTGTCCCAGATTTTCTATCTGGGTCATGACCGTCAGAAGGGTGGTAATGCTGGAACAGCTCAAACTGTTTACAGTCGTTACAACATTACTTACGCTAACCTTACCAATAGTGCCATTGACACTGGTAGAAATACTGGTGCTGCGGGTGGTATTAATGTGCGAGAAGGTTTTGATACCTTCAGTGCGGCTGATGCCTCTTTGTCTTCACTTGGTTTAGCTAACGATTTTGGCACATGTGCTGATTCCTGGACCTCTCCAGCGAGTCCAAGTTCTACGATGGGTGGTCAAATCGCCTCCTTCCCTGTTGCAGCGACTATCCTCGGATATTCTGTAAGTGCAGGGGAAGCTCTTACCTCTACTGGTATTCCAGAGCTGAACATGCACATTGATCAGCAGCCTGTTATTGCGCGGACGCGCAAGATGAGAGCCCTTTGGACTCTTGAGGCTTCGCAGGATCTTCGTGCATATCACAACCTTGATCTTGAAGGTGAGTTAACAAGCCTTCTGTCAAAGGAGATTGCTCTTGAGATTGATCGAGAGATCGTTGAGGATCTTCGTATGATTGCGTATGATCCTCTGGGTCACTCTGGTTGGTCTGCTGGTACTCTTACTGGCGGTGGCAACTCTAATAATTACCAGAATCAGGGAACCACGCATCCCGCGACTAATGCTACAACGGGAACAGGTAGCTTTGTTCCTTCTGCATTCTTGTATGATTTTGCTAATGCAGCTACGGGAGCAGGAGATGGTCCTGATTTAGGTACTAACTCTAACGTGTGGCTCGTTGATCTGGGTAACACCAACTCCCAGTTCGGTGCGGCACCACAGCATATCGGCCATGTCTATGCCAACCTGCTTGCGATTATTAACTTTGCTTCGCAGGACATCTACAGAACCACCTTCCGTGGTCCTGGTAACTGGCTTGTTACCTCACCTTTGATTGCTTCTATGCTGGAATCGGCAGCGAAGCTTGAAGGCGGTATCACACCTAATGATGGTCCTACTAACCTTGGTCGTAATCAGATTGCTTACAAGGGTAAGTTCATGGGTCGTTATGACCTGTGGGTTGATCCGATGTACCCTGAGGACGAAATTATGGTTGGTTATAAGGGTGACAACGCCATGGATACTGGTTATGTGTACGCTCCGTACATCCCACTCCAGGCGATGCCAACTATCACTGATCCGCAGGACTTCCAGCCCAGAAAGGGCATCATCACTCGCTACGGTAAAGCAGCAGTGGGTCCTTACTACAGATTCTACAGAATCATTCGAGTGGTTGGAGCAGGTGCTAATTACCTGTTCAATCCGTTCGGCAAGGGTGGCGGCACCGCAGCCTTAAACTCGGCTAATTAATAGTAATTAAGCCTAAACTTTTAGAGGGATCTGAGAATTTTCTCAGGTCCCTCTTATTTTTTGAGTATATAACTTTAGAGGTTTATTATGGCACAAGCACGACCCCCAGTAGCAAAACCGCAACTGTCTACATTTGGCAATACTCTTGTAGATTCTGTTGGCGCACATATAGATCAGGGCATAGTTCTTACTAGTATTGATAGGAACAAGCTTAATACAGGGACAGATAGCTCTACAGAAGAATATACCCCTTTTGAGCAAACTCTTGCTGATTACGCTTTAGCTCAGTTAGGACATCCCGTAGTTAGGGTAGAGCTGTCCCCTTTCCAAATACGCACTTGTATGGATGAAGCTATTAGTAAGCTTAGTTACCATGCTCCTCTGTGGATGAAGCAGGTGGCCGTATTTGATGCGTCAGCAGGGACAAATTTATATGAACTTCCTTCCTACATGCTTGACAATCTGGAATATGTGGTGTACAAGAAGACACTTCTTTCCATACAGTCTCAAGCAGGAACTCTAGAATTTGACTTTTTCATTAAGTACTTTCAAGATAATTTCTTATTTCAAAATTTTGGTGTAGCAGATTTCTATCTACTTCAACAGAATCTAGAGATGACTAGAAAGTTACTGGGGCAAGAGGGAACTTTCAATGTTATAGATGGTAAGTATTTATTGCTTTCTCCTGCTCCTTCGACAACACCCCAGCAAGTGGTAGTAGAGTATAGAGCTATTAATTCTAATACTATACACCCAGCGTATAGGAATTGGATGCAGCGGTACACTCTAGCTTCCTGCAAGGGAATTTTAGGTCAAATTAGAGGTAAGTACGCTGTGCTTCCTTCTCCTGGTGGTGGTTCTCAGTTAAATGGAGATGCTCTTCTGGCCCAAAGTAAAGAAGAAAAACAAATTCTAATGGAAGAGTTGGTAGGTGAGATTGAAATGCCTCCCGCATTCACAGCATTCTAATGAGTAATAATAAGAGATTTAAAGTTGGAATAGATATGCCTCCTCTACCTTCAATAGAAGGTGAGACGGAGTTAAGTCTATTTGACCCAAACAACCCTGATTTAGGGTTGCTTAATCTTATTGATGAAGAGCAAATAAGGTTATCAGGCTCTAAGATACTATTCTATAAGTATTTTCAAAGTAAAGGTACAGTAGATTCCATTTACATGGAGGAGAGACTTAAAACCTTGCACTCAGAACCCATTACAGTGTTTGGGCATTATAGTCCTACTGCTGTGGAGGAGAATCTTACTCAATTTGGAATTGAGTTAACCAACGATCAGCTATTTATATTTAATAAAAGTAGTATAGAGACTGTTATCGGACGAACTCCCATTCCTCATGATGTATTACAACCTAAATTTCAAAATATAAAGTATGAGATTATAGAGGTTCAGGAAGAAAGTTTTGAGATTTATGGTGTGTACCATTTGGTATGTTCGGCTAGAGTCCTCAGAGACAGCGAAGATGTTGTTAAGGAGCCCATTACGGCCAGATCGGAAGGAGTCTCTGTTAGAGAGGTAGACCCCAGAGTAGCAGAGAGTCCTTTGGCTGATATGCAAGATATAACTAACCCGTATGGAGATGTGTAATGAGTTACGATTCTCAAAATTGGGCTAAGAAGTTGATGAATGAAAAAGTAAGTACACATCAACTCATAGCGAAGACTTACAAAGAAAATCTCCGCTTCATGTTGGGTACTTTTTCTGGGTTTAAGACTATAAACCCTCAAAATGAGGTCATTGATGTTCCATGTATAAATGCTACGGCTGAGAGAGCGGTAGCAAAAATGTTCCAAGACAATAATATAATTCTTCCTATTGTTACCATAGCACAGACAGTTTCTGTGGAAGACGAAAGAAGAAGAAGAACAAAAGATATTATATTAAATGAAACTCACTGGGACTCTGACAGGAAAAGAGCTTATAGAGTTATTAGTTTAGCCCCAAAAGCTTTAAATATATCCTATGAACTTAATATATGGACCAAATATACAGAAGATATGGATCAAATTTTAGAGCAAATACGGTTACTCTTTTCTCCTAACTTAAATATGGTTACCAAGTATACAAATTCTACAGCAGCATTTATTACTAATGAAGAAAATGATTCTGTTTTAGTAGTCGGTGATAGAGAAGACAGAGTTATAAGGCGAAGATTTGAGATCTCAGTGGAGGGATATATACCTTATCCTAAGTATTTAATAACCTCTACAGGGGAGATAACAGAATTTAAAACTGAGTTAGAAGTGATAACAGAAAATAAGACATCCGTGTTTGATTCCTCTATTGACGCTAGTTCTATAAATGTATCAGAAATAGAATCTTATACAAAAATAAATTAAAATTTTCTATAAATCCTACCTAAATACAATAGGAGTAGGTTGAAGAGAATGGTTTTTTGGCTATGGGTGAGACTACTAAAAAAAATACAAAGAATAACTCGAAGGTTAAGAAGAAAACAGTAGTGGCACCACCACAACCTAAGATTATGAAAACGGTTCAAAATACTAGTCTTCAAGCTTGGCCTATTCCTAACGGAAACGGAACAATTTTATTAGTACCAGGAGCTTCAGTTGAAATTCCTGCTGGTGCGATAACGAGTAGATTGATTAATTTACATAAAAGAAGATTAGTAAGCATTCGCTAGGAGAATTTTAAATGGCTAAGTATCTGAGTCCAGGAAACTATTTTGTTGAGGTTGATAGATCAGACTATCCTGCTGGTGTCAACTCTTCTGTTGTTGGAATTATTGGATTTGCTTCCAAGGGACCAATAGCAGGAAAGAGTGGGGATAAAGCCACTTTAATTACAAGCCAAGAGAACTTAATTGATACCTTTGGTGAGCCTAGCGAAAATATACCAGGCCAAGGGATTGAAGGGGCTCTTGAAATATTAGAAGCAACCAATAGCACATATTTTGTTAGGTGTGCTGCAACGTCCGCAGCGGAAGCCTCTGCTGCAATACCTATGGGTGCTTGTCCTGCGGTAGCTGTTTCCGCGAATCCCTCAAGTTCCTACATCGGGACGGCAGATACGGGTAACAGGGATTATAGATTTACAATCACTACCTATGATAATGCAAGATCTCAAGTATTAAATTCTAAAGTGTACAGCGTCCCATCGGGAACCCTCTCCCAGACTAATGCTAATGGTGGATATTCCATTGATGCCTTAAGAAAAGTTTTAGGGGGCTCTTTGGATGCAGATAGGATAGGAGCTTTTGGTACTACTGCGGACGCTTCTGCTTTTATCGTTAACCCTATAGCTGGTTCTGGTGCTACCATGACCGTTACCATGGAATCAACGACAGCAACGACTCCCACTGCTTCAGATTGGCGTGGAGTGTCAGGTCTTCAGCCTTTGGATTTGAGTGGGAACCGTCACGTTGATTGGAATTCAGCAGCAAAGGCTACTTCAAGTATTACGGTATCAGGAGGTACGTTCTCTGATCTGTATTACTGGACCAGATCTCTTTATACTGGAGCAGGATACAACGAAGGAACCACTCCCGCTGGGGCAACGTCAGGAACTTCAGTTGAGGTGAATGTCAATGGTAATTCAAATGTGGTTATTCAGGTTAACACTGAGGGTACTGCGGCTGAGACCTTTAAGGGAGGAGCTACTTCCTCGGTATTCTTGGAAACTACAATAGGTAAAACTAATGTAGATGCTACCTCAAAAGAGATAGTAGGATACTATACTAGTGCCCAAGGAAATGCTGCGGTAGCAAGTGTGACTTCTATAGATAACTTCTATGATTTAACCACTGGTATTGGAGCGATGGCTGTGAACACTATGAGCACAACAGACGGCTCTGGTACGGTGAGCGCGTTCTCCGATCCAAGATTTATCAAGCCTGTTCAAGGTACTTATTCCTTGTCTGGCGGTGATAATGGTATTCCTACCGAGTCTGCTGCCCAAGAGGCTTCTTTGATAGGCCAAATAGAGTCTGATGGTGGTCGTAGTGGAATTGAAGCGTTGGACGAAGAGGGCGTACCAGTTAAGATTGCAATAGCTCCCATTGACGGAGCTTTTGATGGAGTTCAGAATGCTCTTATTACTAAAGCAGAGGCTTCCCAAAAATTCTTAGCTCTTGTTTCTCCTCCTGCCGCAGTAGGAAAGCCTTCTGATGCTATAGATTGGACTAATGGCAAATCTACTGATAGGACAGCGGCCATTAATAGTTCTTATGCTGCTGTGTATTGGCCTTGGGTTAAGACCTTCAGTGTTTTTGATGGTAAGGATAGATGGTATGGACCAGAAATCTTTGCTGCTCGACAGATGGCGGTTACGGACAATGTATCCAGACCTTGGTTTGCCCCTGCGGGTTTACAGAGAGGTCGCTTAACGAAGCCAGTTGATGTTGAAGTAGCACTGAATCAAGGTGACAGAGATTCACTATACAGTGGTGGAAACATCATTAACCCAATAACAAAATTTGATCAGGATGGTATAGTTATCTTTGGTCAAAGAACAGCTCAAAGATCAAATACAGCTACTAATAGAATTAATATTAGACGTATGCTGATTGATCTTAGGGATACCATTGTTAATTCGACGAGACAGTTCGCTTTTGAGCCTAATGATAGGTTCACTTGGGATCAGGTTGTAAATGTTATCGCTCCTATTCTTGATGAGATGAAGAGAGAACGAGGAGTTACAGAATTTAAAGTAATTTGTGACGAAACAACAAATACTCCGATAAGGGTAGATAGAAATGAGCTTTGGTGCAAAGTTCTTTTGAAACCCACCAAGACAGCAGAGGTTGTAGTGTTTGAAATAAACGTAACTAATCAATCGGCACAGATAGGAAAATAAGGAGCAGTTAAATGGCAGTAGATCGCCCATATTATAAAAGTAGTGATTTAGGAAGAACTATAGACAGAGACGGACAGGGACTTCCCACCATCTCAGAAGGTCTTAACTCAGTAAGGACGTACTCGTTTGAGTGCCACTTTGAGCTTCCTAACGGTATTAAAGAAGGCGGGGGAGATCCTTTCTTAACTTTAGCAGCGAAGCAAGTTTCCAATATAGGAATGACCGCAGAGGATATAGAAGTTCATCGTGTAAATGACAGAGTTTTCTATCCTGGTAAGGTTAGCCCTGATGAGGTTACTATCACTTTTGACAATCTTTATCAGAAGAAAGTTTCTAATACATTGTGGAATTGGTTTAAATCTATCTACAATCCTCTTACAGGAGAGCTATTAGAGAATATTTCTACTTCGTTAGGAACAGAACCAAGAGGTGATTTTAAGGCTAGAGAACTTAAGCTCTACCACTTAGATCCTCATGGACAACCCCTTATGACAACTAAACTTTTTGGTGTTTATCCTAAATCGTGGAAGACCGCTGAATTTAATTACTCAAATAATGATTTCCATACTGTTGAAATGTCTTTCCGCTT